CCAATTCATAAATTCTGGAATTGTTAGCGCCTTCTTTGTCTATGATTATAAAATCGCCGGATCTTGTTTTGTGTATTTTATATGTTGGCGTGCTATCTACTAAACATAACGCGCCAATAAAAATAACTAAAATTAAAGCGGCCGCAATATAGTTTAAATTTTTCATTTTATAGTATCCTGGAATAGTAAAAGGCCGCGTACTAGGCGGCCTTGATTGGTTAAGTTTAAATCCTGCAAGGCATAATGACATAGATAATGTCATTATCCGGCATAAAATAACCGCACTCAGCGCAGCTATAAAGTCTTTTTGGCGTGGTGGTACCGTAATACTTGCATATTGCATCATTAGCAAGGGCGACGTATGACCAGTCAAACTGATGCAAGATTTTATTTAAATTTTCGTCATGTTTATTTGCTTTTACCGGGGTTAGTATTTTGTCGAAAGAGGGATACTTGCCATCAATAGGCGTGAATAAGCACTGAACGCCAGCGCCTGATAAAACGTGAAAAGTTAGGCCATCGCAATCAGTAAGTTTTACACAACATGTTTGTTCATCGGATTTTGTACCGACTTTTTTAATAAAATCTTTTACCGTTTCAACTGGTATTATTAAATAACTATCGGGTATTTGAAGGCCATTAATATCTAGTTGATCCGGTATAACGTTAAAACTATCGCCCGCGCTTATATGGCATAGAATATTACCATTTGATGCGCTTACAGTGTCTTTTGTAATTTTTATGCCGTTTAAATAGTATCTAATATCAGTTTTTTTAGGTGCTGCCGTTAATGCCAGTCTTAAGTCTTGAATTTTCATTTTATTCTACCTTTTAGATTATTTCATTACTGATTGTTTGAAAGTGAAGTAGTAACCGTTATCGTCACTACCGTAGCCCATGTTATCAATGTCAACCTGCAAGTCATGTTTAGCTACTAACGCTTTAACTGCTTGGAAGTGGCAAACCTCATAACTAAACTCATGAGGATATGGAATAGTGACACTAAATTTATCCATTGACGCTTTGATTCTAGATCCACGTGTATTAGTTGGCCCGATATATTTTGTTTTGATTACGTTCATATTTTACCTTTAGTTTATTTTATAAAATGCAAGCGCTTGCAGTTTAACGCTATCAAAGTCTATTGAATTATGATGTTGCTCTACTACTTTAGCGGTAACTCTTTTAGGTATTGAATCTTTTATTCTAATATTAAAATCTTGATGCATAACATGAGTTAAAAAACCTTTTTCATAACTTGCTACACTTGCACTAGATAATAAACCGCCGTTAGTACTTTTTCTTGTTGTTATTGTTAGCAATTTACCATTAGGCAAATCAATATCAGTTTTAGCTATCCAATTTTTATAATGATCTTGTTTTATTGTAGTGTTCATTTTAGTTTACCTTTATTAAAAGGCCGTCATTAGGCGGCCTTGATTGATTACGTTAAATAGTTAAGTGTATTTTCTACTAATGCGATAAATAATATCGCAATTCCAAACATTATTATTTGATTCATTTTATATCCCTTAATAAAAATAATGGTAAAAAAGACATTACTGCAAGTAGTATTAACATAACATTTATAAATATCATCATAGTCGTTTTCTCTTTTTTGTTGAAGTTGTAGTTACTTTAACACATTTTCACCTATTGAAAAGGATTATTTTACATTTATTAACGTGTTAGTAATGTTAGTTAAATGTTAGTTAAAAAATATGGCGTGATTGCATACATTCGAGCCTAGGAATGGCGGGGCTTTAAGCTATTTGTTAGTAATGTTAGTTATTATTTTATATTAATAAGAAAATAATAATAATAATAATAACCATAATAATAGTAAGGAAAATAATATCGTGGAGCCAGTTTAAAAAATTAGTGGTGCTTACATTGCTAACATTTTCTACAGCCCGCGTCGTATAAGGGTTTGATGTTAGTCATTTTTACTAACATTTTGGGCTAATCCCAATCGGCACATGAAAAAGGGGCGCAAAAACCATTACTTGATACTTTCGAGTTAATTTTTAACTCATCTGAAAATATCGTTAAATAGATTGTAGCTTGGGGCGTTTGCGTTTTACGCTTTAAAGCTATTCTATGGCCGATATAACGACGTAAACAGGATAATAAACTATTGTATTGTTTGGGCGTAAGCCCCAGTTCATGCAGGTCGTGGGCTAAATGTTCTATACTTGCGTATCTTAAATCTAATAATGTTTGCATTGTTAGCTACTCATAAAAGTTGATAGAGTAGTAATTATATCGTTATCGCGCTCAATAATGAATTGAGCCGATTAAAACCTATAGCTAACATGGCTGACATTACTAACACGTTCCCTGCCTTTGTTGTCTGCCTGTCTGTCTGCCTGCCTGCCTGCCTGCCTGCCTGCCTGCCTGCCTGCCTGCCTGCCTGCCTGTCTGTCTGTCTGCCTGCCTGCCTGCCTGCCTGCCTGCCTGCCTGTCTGTCTGTCTGTCTGTCTGCCTGTCTGTCTGCCTGCCTGCCTGCCTGTCTGTCTTGTTTTTAGTTGTAAGTTATTGAATTGTAAGGGTATGGGGGGGGGGCGTTAAATAGTCGATGTGTCGCAGTGGGGGGTTACCTGCGTGAGCGGTGGCGGGGCTATATATGTAAATCTTTTAGACTTTGCTTTTGTATCCATATAAATCTTTTGCATTTTTAGATAGGGGGGGCAATCAAATAAATCTTTTAGATTTTCAGTTTTCTGCTACAAAAGTAATTTTGAAATTTTTTTTGAAAAATTTTTAAAAGGTCAAAGATTGTTTTACATTAAAATGTGTGGTACTATCTTTATATATAACTATCCACAACTGGTGACTTATGATCTCATTCCCCTATTCCCCACGCGAACTCCAAGCTACAGAGGCGCGGTTATCCCAAATATACGAAGCTGCCAAGCTCGGCTTAAAAGGAGATAAACTGGCGCTTGCCTCCGGCATGTTACCCTCCGAATATCGCCAACTCTGTCAACTTGACCCAACTGTTGAACTGGCCGCCTTGAAGGGCGCTGCCGATGCAGAAGTGGAAGCCTCAACGCAGTTGAGAGATGCTGCACGGAACGGTGATTCCAAAGCAGCGCTGGCTATCTTGCAACATTCTCACGGCTGGGCTACTGCTAAGGAGTCCACTAGAGTGGCGGTTGGCTTGACCAACGCTGATGGTTCAGCTATGAATTTAGTGATAGGTTGGGAAGAATGAAGGTTACGCTTCCTTATAAGCCTAGAGATGTGTTCAAGCCTTTGCACAATCGGAAGGAACGCTGGGCAGTTGTGGTGGCGCATAGACGCGCAGGGAAGTCTGTGTCGTGCATTAATGAATTGATACGCGCTGCCTGTCAGGATGTGTCGGGTGATGGACGCTATGGCTACATTTGCCCTTACTACTCCCAAGCCAAACAGGTGATCTGGGATTACTGTAAGACGTTTACCAAACCGATACCTAATATAAAGGTGAATGAATCGGAACTGCGGTTAGATTTTCCTAATGGTTCTCGATTGCAGTTGTTCGGTGCGGATAACCCTGACAGATTACGAGGTCTATATTTTGACGGCATCATTGCGGATGAATATGGTGACTGGAAATCCTCCGTGTGGGCATATGTTATCCGTCCGGCATTGGCTGATCGGAAAGGTTGGGCGATCATCATCGGTACGCCTAAAGGGAAGAACGCTTTTTATGAACGTTATGAGCAGGGCAAGACCGATCCTAACTGTTTTACCTTGATATTGAAAGCATCAGAGTCAGGTTTGTTGGACGCGGAGGAGTTAGCCGAGCTTAAGAACGAGCTGAGTGAGGACGCATGGTTACAGGAAATGGAATGTAACTTTGATGCAGCGATACCTGGGGCTATCTACGGTAAGGAAATGTATGAATTGGCTGAATCTGGGCGCGTAAAGCCTTGTTATGACCGTTCGTTAAAGACTTATGCTGCTCTCGACTTAGGGTGGAGCGATGATACTGCGATATGGTGGTATCAAGTGGTAGGGCGAGAGCTTCGGGTAATCGATTGTTACTCAAATTCAGGTATGCCAATCAGTCATTATGACGAGATATTAAAAGGAAGGGGCTACGATTACGGAGAATGGCTATATTTACCCCATGATGCTAAGGCAAAAAGCTTACAAACGGGCAGGTCTATTGAAGAACAGTTCAGATCGCTAGGTTGGCGACCAAGAATCGTGCCAAGTGTCAGTCTGATGGATGGAATTCAAGCAGCACGTCTGACTTTAGCGGATTGTTGGTTTGATCCTAAGTGTAAAGAGGGCATGGAAGCCCTCACGCAGTATCAACGAGAGTATAATCTGGATAAAAAGATATTCAATGACCGACCAAAGCACGATTGGACTTCTCATTATGCGGACGGATTTAGGTATGTAGCATTGGCATGGCGTGAACAGCGTCCAGAGCCAAGAATAAAGAAACCTAAGTATTGGCAGGAACAAACATTGAACGAATTATGGGAATCTAGCACAAAACCATTTAGAAAACGAATATAAGTGTTGCTTTTAGCAGAAAAACGGTATAATCACCCAAACCCTTTTAAATGAGCGGCACGATGGCAAAAGAATCAATAGATAAATCAGCACAGCCGTGGCACGATGAATTGTCACGCTACAATCAAACGTTTATGAAGTGGACTGAGCGTGGCGAAAAGGTTATTAAACGCTATCGTGACGAACGGAAAGATGTTGAGCAAGCTGATGCACGATTTAATATCTTTTGGTCTAACATTCAGACGCTAAAGCCTGCTATTTACGCTAAACCACCTAATCCTGAAGTATCAAGACGCTTTGACGATCAGAATGATGTTGCCCGTGTTGCTTCTAACATCTTAGAACGTGTCTTATCATATG